GATCGGCTTGCTGCTGTCGATCATCGAGTCGATCCCGGCGAGCAGCGCTGCTCCGATCGCCGCTCCGCCGATCGCGGCCGCGGTCTGCATGCCCTTCCAGGCTTTCTTGAGGTGCCCCTGCGCCTCTCCGGCGCCCTTCGCGACCTCTTTGACGTCCATCCCGAGTTCGATGATCAGGTCCGCCAGCGTCGACACTGTCGCGCCCTCCCATCTTCCGGTTAATCGACTTGATCGCGTTGAGCATGTCCTCGCCCGTCATCCTCGCGCCAGGCGCCGAGCTGTCGAGCTTGCCGACCCCCCACTTGGGCGTGAACTGGTCGAGGGTGTACGGCTTGTCGTTCTTCCCGCGGTTGACGTTCGCGATCACGGCCTGGAGCGCCGCGATCAGAATGTCGTGCCGTTCACCTCCCAGGGGGCCGGAGAGTCGCTCGTAGGCCTGCCACTCGGTCAGCTCCTGGGAGCTGACCCGGGTGAGCAATTCCTCGACCGTGCACCCGAGCGCGAGGGCTAGTCGGAAGTAGCCTCGTCGTTCGGGTCGTCGTTTAAATTTTCGACCATCCGCTCGACGTCGCCCTCCGCCATGCCGGAGAGCCGGCGGGCGGCGTCGAAGAGGCGGTCGATCGGGGCGGCATTCTTGCGGCCGAGGCGATTGATGTCCTCGGCCGTGAACATCTTGGAGCCGTCCTCGTTGACGGCGCAGCGGACGATCAGCTTGACGCGGGCGTTGCGCAGGTCCACCTTGCGGTCGCCGCTTCCGCCGGCCTGGACGATGGACGCCTCGTAGGAGTCCCGGCCCGAGCCGCTGAGGTTGCGGATCCGGACCTCGCCGCCCCACTCGGGGCAGGGGACGTCCTCGTGCTTGCTGTCGTCGGCATCGAAAATCTGCTGAGCGGTGAGCAGTGCCATTTTGCGGTATCTCTCCCTGATCGTGTGAATGAGCCATCCGGTCAACATCCCGAGCAGCACGATGGCCACTCGGGACGCAGCCCAGTAGGCCCCGTTCACTGTCGGTGCTAGCTGCCAGAACTCGGCAACAGGGTGGGCTTGCCGGTCACCTTGATCGTGATCGAGCGGCCCATCTTGTCGTCGAACGGGAACTCGTCGCCGACGTTGGTCATGATCCCCTTGAACGACCAGGTGTGCTCGTCCTCGTCACCCGGGAGGATCACGACGCGGTAGTTGCGCGGCGTGCGGTCGTCGAGGTCGTCGTCGATGTCGTGGGTCAGCTCGGCCGGATCGTAGTTGACGTCGAGCTGGACCTCCCCACCGTCCTTGAGGCCGCCGATGAACTCGCGCCACTGCTCCGGCGAGTCGTGGGCGGTGACCTCGATGGTCTCCCGCGACCGCTCCGGGCCACTGATGTTGTGGACGTTGGCCATCGTCTCGAAGACGTTGCCGGGGGACAGCGTGGTCGCCCGCTTGAACAAGGTCCCGAATGCATCGCGACCGCTCATGGTGGTACCTCCCTAGGAGAGCTGCGCCGTGACGACGCGGAACCTGAGTACATGATGCCTGATCTGCGGGTCCGGGTCCGAGAGCGCCTGACTGAATTCGTTGTTGATCCGGACGCACTTGTGGCCGGCGCTGGCGCTCGCAAAGGCGGCGGTCACCGCGGCGGGCCGTTTGTGCAGCAGAGCGTGCACCCGGCCGCCGATGGCCTCGCCCTGTTTGTTCGACTTGTCCTTGGTCCACACGTGGATGGTGACCGTGGTCTCGTGACCGAAACTGGTGAGGTCGTCGTCAGGGATGCTGAGGTGGTCGCCGACCTGGATGTAAGGCTTCGGCATGGCCTCAGGGGGCGCGTCGGTGACGCGGTCAGCGGCGCCGAGCAAGGTGACAAGCTGGGCATCGCCCTTGAAGATGGCCACGATGGCCACCTGGATGGCCCACTGCGGCTTCTTTGCGCTGGTCTGCGGCAGGGTCACTGGGACAACCTCCTGAGCTCTTCCTCGACGAGCCGGGCCACCCGCTTGGGGTATCGGCGGCGGGTCTTGGTGATGTTGCCGGTCACGAAGTCGTTGGCCGGCGTGTCGGAGGTGCCGTTGATGACGAAAGTCGTGTGCGCCGCGGTAAGGGCCACGCGACCGGTCAGGCCCTTGTTGAGGGTTTCCTCCTGAATGCCCCGCTTGAGTTCGCCCGTATCGACCGGGGCGTCCTTGCGCAGATCCTCCGCGGTCTCGTGGGTCTCGTCCTTGATCGCTTTCTTTCCGATCCGGTCGGCCGACGCACCGAGCGCCCTGAGCTTACGGTCCAGCTCGACGGTGCCCTTGATGTTGATCGTCTTGGACTTAGCCACGGCTCGACCGCGCTCGCCTGGCTTCGGCCTCTGCGACGCGCCGGAGCGCGTGCACGTCCTCGGCGATCGAGAGCAGGGCGAAGGTCCGTGCGGCCTCGTGGTCACCGTGATGCGCCGCGCGCTGAGCGTGCGCCAGCGGCGGTGCCGGCCGCTCGTCCTCAGTCGGCACGTTTCACCGCCGCGGGTGCGGCTTTCTTGCGCGGGCGCGCCGGCGGGGGCGCTGCGGGCTTCTCGACGGCCGGCGCGAGGGCCGGCTTCGGGTCGGGCACCGAATCGTCGACCGGCGCGGCGGCCCGGGGCTCGGCCAGGGCCTGCTCGACCAGCCGCGCCAGCCAGCCCGGGGCCGGCTCGGCCGGAGCCTCGTAGCCGTGCTCGGCGAGCACCTCGGCGACCGCTTCGAGCTGACTGAGGTAGCCCGCGGCCTCCGCCTCGGCCTGCTTGTGCGCGGCGGTGAGGTGCTCGTTGTGGTTACGCAGCTTGTCGATGTCGAAGACGTGATCGACGTCGACCGCCTCGTCCGGCTCGCCGTACGGCAGATGGATCTCGATCGGCTGCCACTCGTGCGGGTAGGCGATGACGAGTGGGTGGCGGGCGTCGGCCAGCGTCCGGCCGCGGACGACCCGGTGCTGCACGCCGCTCGGCTCGCGGGCGATGCCATCCTTGACGGCGACCATGATCTGCTGCGTCATGCTGTTCCCTCCCGGAGACGGCGGACCGTCTCGACGTCGCGCGCCATGTCGGCCGCGCGCCATTCACGGTACGCGCGGCGGTCCTTCTTGTACTGCGCCGAGCCGTTGACGCGGTCGTACTGCTCGTCGCTGGCCGCCTTCCCCGCGACCGGGTGGACGTGCTCGACCAGGACGTCGAGCAGGTAGGCGTAGGCCCCGGCCTCGCGGGCGAGGTCGTGGACGATGTTGTCGCAGTAGAGGTGCTCGACCTGCCCGGGCACCATGGCGCCGAGGGCGGCGACGATATCCGAGGTCATCACCCACTGCGTCGGCAACTCGTCCTTGCGATAGCCGTCCGAGCACGAGACGACGCCAGTGCCGAGCCGGCGCAAAGCGGCGAGGTGATGGGCCACCCATCCAGGCGTCCGCGGCAGGTGATCGTCCCCGGCGAACCCGATCGCGATCCCCGGAGTGTGGACGGCGAGATGGTGAGCGGCCCGGTTGAGCTTGGGAACGAGCGGCCGCCACGTGGTGGCGGCGTGGAACATGACCGGGTACTCGCCGTGCGAGCTGCTCGCGTAGCGGGCGACCGCCGCTCGGTAGCCGGCCACCGCGGGGTCATCGTCGTCGTAGACGAAGAGCGGCACGGCGCCGTCGGCGAACGCCCGGGTCTCTTTCCACGCACCGACCACCCGCTCAACCGCCTCAGGGCGGGAGCGGGTGGGAATGATGACGATCAGCTCGACGTCGGTCATTCGCCGGACGGGGGTCGCTGAGGGGCGCCGAGGCCGGTGCTGCGGTTGTCGACGACCCAGGTCGTCACGGCGCAGTCCTTGGCCTCGCGGAGCTTGCGGAGCGCGGCGGCCAGCTCGGGGTTACTCGGGCAGTTGATCACGAGGTAATCGGCCAGCGCGGAGAACTGGGCGCTCGTGTCACGCAACGGACCCGCGGGCAGGTGACCGAAGACGAACAGGGCCTGGAAGTGGCGGACGCTCGGGTGGGCGGACTCCCAGGCGTCGGCAGCGCTGGCCGGCGCGGTGGGCTCGGACTCGTTCGTGCTCGTCGTCATGGCGGTAAGCTTACCTGCTAGGAAACACTCAGCGGGTGCCACCGGAAATAGGGGTGCTCGATCGGCGCGAGCCCCGGAGGCGCACCGCCGACGGGGCCGTCCTCGCGGTTCCAGGCCGACTCGTCGGGATACCAGAGGTAGAAATACATGACCTCGTCGATGAAAACCTCGGTCGCCAGGAACGCCCGGATCTGCTTCACCCAGATCCGATCCTCGGCCCGCCCCGGCTTGGCCCGGGCGAAGCGGCCGGCGCGGGCGATCTCGGCCCGGATGGGGTCGAGGTGAGTGACGTCGCGGAAGAGCTGACCGTGGTCGGACCGCCCCCAGCGCCGCCACTCCAGCCGGTGCTCGACGATCTCTTGCGGGATGCCGTCGCGGAAGTATTCGAGCTTGAACCCGACCTTGTCGGGGCGCTGGTCGAGGGCCTCGACGATGCGCTTGACGAAGAACTCGGGGACGAGGTCGTCGTCGTCGACAAACGAGACGTAGTCGGTGTCGGCCTCGCGGATCATGCGGTCGCGGATCTCGGCCAGCCGGGGCTCGCCGCGGTTCAGCCAGGCGACGACCTTTACCCGGCCCTCGTGCTCGTCGAGCTGGGGGAGCAAGCCGTCGAGCAGCCGGCGGAGCAGATGCCCGCGCTTGGGGATCGTCGGGATGAGGATGGTCCACGTTGGACTATCCACGCTGGACAGTGATCTTGCGTTTTCGCTGGTCTCGCTCGTCCGGGCCAAGATCATTCGAGCTGCCCCTGCGACTGGACCTGCTCGCAGTCCGCGCGAAGGTAGGTACGACGGGACGCGTGAATCGTGTACTTGACCCGGAGCACGTCGCCGTCCGTCCGATGCAACTCGTCACCGCGGCGGACGTCCACGTCTGGGCTCATGTGCACGATCATGGTCATCGAGGTCCCGGCCTGCGCCGCCTCGATCTGCTCGGCCGCGGTCGGCTGGCTGACTTTGGCCCGCACGGTCCCCGCCGGCGCAAGCTCTTCCGACCGGCCGCCGCCCTCGTCGACCACCGCGGTCGGGCGCCACACGTCGAGCGTCTCGGGCAACTCGTCCGGCGAGATGGGCAGGGCGTCGAGGCTCACGCGAACACCACATCGTCGTCCGGGTCGGAGCCCGGGACGTACGTGTACGGGCTGGCGAGGGTGACCGCGACGAACGAGGACTGGATGCCCGCGGCCTTGCAGACCGCGGAGGCCTCGGCGTCGGTCAGGTAGACCGCCTCGCCGCCCTCGCGGCCGGAGCGGTCGAAGCTCTTGGAGTCGTCGCCGAGGGTGCGCTGCGAGAGAGCCTGCGGGTTACCGAAGGCGCGGTAGGCGATCTCGATGCAGATGCGCTGCACGCGCCGCGGGACGTCCTCGACGGCGTCCTCGGCCTCGTTGAGCCACGTCTTGCCGGTGACGTCCCGGATGAGCTCCGAGGCGGCGTCGAGCAGGAATTCGGCGCGGTCGCCCTCGGTGCCGGCCGGCGTGTACCCGAGGCGCTTGACGAAGTCCGTCAGGGGGGCCAGCGGCGGCACGGAATCGGCGGGTCCTGCCACGGTGGTACCTCCCTAGAAAACGGCTCCGGACGCGCTGCCCGGCGGGACGATCGGAGGGTCGGCGTAGATCGGTTCCTCGCTGCCCTCGACCGGGATCGGCTGGTCGAGGGGGGTCTCCCGCTGGCGAGCCCGGTCCCGCAGCTCATCGTCGAGACTGCGCCCGTGGAGGGGCTCGCCAGCGGGGCCGCTCATCAGGAGTTGTTCGCGATCTTGACGGCGCGCTTGAGCTCCGACAGCGAGGCCGGGTTGCTCGGCGTGATGGGGTCGGTCACCGTGGCGGTGCCGACGTACGCG